AGAAGAGAAGGAGTGATTTTATGGATCACCTTTCTGATTGATTTCATATTGGCGAGGTGACGTGAGTTAAGTAGAATGGCTGCGGGTGCTTGAGGCTATCTGTCTCAGGCATGAACACTGAAAGGCAGATAGAGAAAAGCCCCAGTTAACATTTCGCGTCCTGCAAGACGCTTAACATTAATCTGAGGCCCAATCTATGTCTCACAAATGTAGGTTAGCCTCTTACGTGCCGAAAGGCAAGGGGAAGCAGGCTATGAAGCAGCAAAAGGCGATGTTAATCGCCCTGATCGTCATCTGTTTAACCGTCATTGTGACGGCACTGGTAACGAGGAAAGACCTCTGCGAGGTACGAATCCGAACCGGCCAGACGGAGGTCGCTGTCTTCACAGCTTACGAACCTGAGGAGTAAGAGACCCGGCGGGGGAGTAATCTCCCGCCACCTCTGATGTGCCAGGCATCCTCAACGCACCCGCACTTAACCCGCTTCGGCGGGTTTTTGCATTAGTCTGGTTGACAAAAATAGAAAAATGCGAAAATATGTGGTTTACGAATTCTAAAAAAAGCGAAACTTGAAATGAATGAAAATCAGTTAGCTCCTTGTTGGGAATTTCAACCTTATCTTGCTGAAAACTATGTTCGCCACTTGTTGGCGGAGATCGCTAACGTACTTGAGCAGCTGTACTATCATAAGCACGCATTAGACAGCAACTGGTCTGAAGGTGTAAGGGCTTATGATTGGGTCAGAAATCATCTTATTCAAAATGAAGATGCAATTCCTGGCCTTGAGATGATTTCCAAGGGGTTGGACTATGTAGTTGCTTTAAATAAAGTTCCGCTACAATTTACCAAAGATTGCATTAATAACCCCAAAAAGAAACATCGTCTGCGTCGAAATAAAGTAGAGTATGAGCAGCTCTCATTGTTTGGTGATGTTGAGGCTGAGCAAGATATTACATGGCGAGTCATAGCTGAGCCTTTTTTATCCGAAGAGGGCGATGGTGAATTAGAGTCCACACTGCCTCGTTGGGAGGTAGCTCTTGTTGGATTTAATACTTATGGTGCTCAGATTAGTATAGTTTCTCATCAATCTACAGCATCGATGCCGCTTATGCCTCTTGATTATAACACACTCCCTGACGAAGCGGAGATTAATAAGGTGCCTCTTCGTCGGCGTACGAAGGATAAAGATTTGGATGTGAGCAGTGATGGAACATCAGGTGAATAACTTCACTGAGTATCGGGGTGATAAGCTCAAACTAGCGAGAATGGCTGTTGGGCTTTCTTGTGAAGAGTTAGCCGAAAAAATTGGCAAGACAAAGCAATTCGTTAGCAAACTGGAGAAGGGGTGCAGGCCATCGGAGCAATGTCTTGAGTTAATATCTTCAGCGCTTATGATTAAGTCCAGTTTTCTTTTTACTGAACGAAAATACGCTCTGGAAAGTGATGTCTGCCATTTTCGGAGTAAGAAGTCCAGGACTCAAACGCTGACTAATAGTGTATTGGCCAGGGCTGAGATTCTTAATATTATAATTTCTGCTGTTGAAGGTGAAATCGAATTTCCTGACGTTAACATACCGGAGCACCCAGGGGCTGAATTACTTACTCCGAATGATATTGAGCGAGTGGCAGAAGATTGTCGCCGTGCCTGGAATTTAGGTCTTGGCCCTATATCATCAATGGTTAAATTGGCGGAGAGTTTAGGGGTAATCGTTGCGCATGTTACGGGAGTCGATGATCGTGTTGATGCTTTTACTGTTCACAATAACAGGCCTGTTATCATCAGGAACAATGTTAAAAAAAGCATATGTAGATTTCGCTCTGATTTAGGTCATGAATTAGGGCATTTAGTAATGCATGAGGGCATAACGACAGGTGATAAACTTACGGAATCACAAGCCGATCACTTTTCGAGCGCCTTATTAGTTCCCAGGTTATCTTTCATTAAAGAATTTCCACGAATACGAGGTAAGCAATTCGACTGGAATGCTCTGGTTGAATTTAAACTTAGATGGAAAATCAGCCTTAAAATGTGTATTTATCGAGCCAGCGCATTAGGCTTATTGACCCAGGAACAGGCAAGAACTGGCTATATGCATCTTAATTCCAGAGGGTATACGAGAGTTGAACCTGGTGATGAACTTTTGCGCCCTGAAGAACCCGGCATGCTGGCCGAGGCGATTGAAATGCTGGATGATGCAACCTGGCTAAGAATTCTTATGAAAACTGGCTTGAGCCAAGATTTAATTCGTGAGTTGTTCTCCATCAACAGACCTATTACAAATCCAAGAAATATTTTCCAGATTGTTTGAGTATACCCGCTTCGGCGGGTTTTTTGTTTTTATTTTCAACGTGTTTGAAGTTTTGGACGGTGCCAGAATAGAATCAAAAATACTTAAGTAGCGCGCAGGGAGAAGAGGGATGGACCCCGAACAGGGGGAGTGCTATTTATCTGGAAGGATTCTGTTGATGAAAATCGAAGAATTACGTGAAATTTTTAGTGAAGATGGCCTCTATGCTGTGCGCGTTGAGAATGGGGGTATTACCTACACAGCGTTAATTCCTGATGATCATGTAGTGTTATCTGTTGAGGCATTCATTGAATACTTGGAAAGACTCGGTTTCAAGGTAGTTCGGGAATAAGTTATAATACGTGAGCCAGCCTGAACAACTGGCAACCTGCAGCGCCATTGGAGATGACAATGGCGCATAATTTCAAATTTCGCAATTCTGATTCTGCCTTTGCCAGCAGGCACGGGTGGCGTTCTCACGCATTCAAATATGACTGGTATCAGCACGATCCCTGTACTGAAGAACAGGCCGAATGGCTGATTCATAACTACCGCAGACGTGGATATGAGTTTAGGAAAGCCCTCACCCTCGATTATCGTCACTGGATAATCTACGTCAGACTCCCTTATTCCGAACGCCCACCGCGTCCGTCCCGCACATTCCAGCAACGCATCTGGAGGTAACGTGCGGGTATTACTTCGACCTGTTCTGGTACCGGAACTCGGGCTGGTGATCGTTAAGCCGGGCCGTGAATCCATGCCGGTATTCCACAATACCCGGGTACTGGTGGAGCCGGAACCGAAAAGCATGCGTAATCTGCCGTCCGGGGGCGTTCCTGCCGTTCGCCAGCCGCTGGCGGAGGATAAATCATTACTGCCATTTTTCAGCGACGAACGAGTGATTCGTGCTGCTGGTGGCGCTGGCGCATTGTCTGATTGGTTACTGCGCCATGTTAAATCCTGCCAGTGGCCACACGGCGATTATCACCACAGTGAAACCGTCATTCACCGTTATGGTACCGGCGCAATGGTGTTGTGCTGGCACTGCGACAACCAGCTGCGCGACCAGACCTCCGAATCACTCGGGCAACTTGCTCACCAAAACCTGTCTGCATGGATGATTGACGTCATACGCCATGCAATGAATGGCTCGCAGGAACGGGAATTATCGCTGGCTGAATTATCCTGGTGGGCGGTCCGCAATCAGGTGGCGGACGCGCTACCGGAAGCGGTATTACGTCGTTCGCTGGGGTTGCGTGCGGAAAAAATCCGCTCAATGTACCGTGAAAGCGACATCGTACCGGGAGAGCAGACCGCCACCAGCATACTGAAGCAGCGCACAAAAAATCTTGCGCCGCTGCCTCACGCCCACCAGCAAAACCCGCCACAGGAAGAGACGGTGGTCAGCATTGCCGTTGATCCTGAGTCTCCGGAATCTTTCATGAAACGACCTAAACGTCGCCGCTGGGTTAACGAGAAATACACACGCTGGGTGAAGACACAGCCGTGTGCGTGTTGTGGTAAGCCAGCCGACGATCCCCATCACCTGATTGGTCATGGTCAGGGCGGAATGGGGACAAAATCTCACGATATTTTCACGCTACCGCTGTGTCGGGAGCATCACAACGAGCTTCATGCGGATCCTCTGGCGTTCGAAGAAAAGCATGGTTCTCAGGTTGATTTAATTTTTCGTTTTCTTGATCACGCCTTTGCAACTGGCGTGCTTGGGTAAAAGAGGTGACTGATGCTCATAGATTTGGTTTTACCTTACCCGCCGACGGTGAACACTTACTGGCGACGCCGTGGCAGCACATATTTTATCTCGGAGGAGGGAAAGCGTTATCGCCGGGCTGTGGCGCTTATTGTTCGCCAGCAGAGGCTGAAATTAAGCCTGTCCGGAAGGCTGGCGATAAAGGTGATTGCAGAGCCACCGGATAAGCGCCGCCGCGACCTGGACAATATCCTGAAGGCACCACTGGATGCGCTGACGCATGCCGGACTACTTATAGACGACGAGCAGTTTGATGAAATCAATATTGTGCGCGGTCAGCTCGTTCCTGGTGGGCGGCTGGGGATAAAAATCACAGAACTGGAGTGCGCATGAATAACCAGTATTTACAGTTTGTGCGTGAGCAGCTCATTATCGCCACCGCTGATTTGAGTGGGGCAACAAAAGGTCAGCTTGAAGCCTGGCAGGAGAATGCCATGTTCGATACAGGGCGTTACAGGCGTAAAAAAATCCGGTACCGCGATGAAGTGACCGGAAAAATGATAACGCGGGATAATCCACCAATCCCGGGAAAACAATCGCTGGCGAAGGGGACGTCAATTCCTCTGGTCAGTCAGGTTGCTTTTTCTACATCATCATGGCGGCGGGCTGTTTTGTCTCTTGAAGAACATCATAAAGCCTGGTTGTTGTGGTGTTACAGCGGAAATACTTGCTGGGAGTATCAGATCGCGATAACGCAGTGGGCATGGACAGAATTTAAGACTCACTCTGGTACCAGGAAAATTGCAGGGAAGACACAGGAACGCCTGAAAAAATTAATCTGGCTGGCTGCACAGGATGTCAGGAGATGGGTTATAGGACATGATATCTACCAGCAACAGGAGCTTGCCCGTCTGTGTGGGATTAAGCCTGACAACTGGAGCCACAATTATGTGAGCTACTGGCGTGAAATACTCGACATTTTTATGAACCTCGATACCGAATCTCTGATTTGCACTGTGAAAAGGAGATCTCAACAAAAAGCGGCATTTTTGCAGCGAGATATTGCAAAAGTCAATTAGATAGCATATATTTTATGTAAATGTGATATATTGCTGTAAAGTGTATAAACCCGCTCAAATGTGCGGGTTTTTTGCTTAACTCTGTGGACCTTTTTATCTGTAGTTGTAATATATGGATATTGTTACAATTTAGGTCGGTGAGCTTAATGGAAGAACAGCACGGTAATTACTTTATAAAACGAATTCAGTTGATTGGAAGAGGGGCATTTGGCTTTGTTGAACACGTTAAGGTTTACAACCTCAATAAAGGTGAATGCGGGGATTATGCTAGAAAGGTTTTAGCACCCGAAAAACCAGAGCTTTTGGCGCAAATAGAGCAGTTTAGAAGGCGTTTTAAAAGGGAGGTTGTGTATCAATCACATTGCGTACATAGCAATATTGTTCCTATTTATTTGTGCGATTTGTTTGTTGAGAATCCATGGTTCATTATGGATAAAGCAGAATGTGATCTTGAGCACGAAATAACGAACAACCTTCTTACAACAGATCAAAAAATTTCAATAGTGAAAATGATATTAGATGGTGTAGCTTACATCCATGCCAAAGGCTATTTACACAGAGATATAAAACCCTTTAATGTTTTGCGATTTAGCGACGGAACATACAAGGTGTCTGATTTTGGTCTGGTAAAAGATACGAATCCCGAAGGGGATACCACTAAATTGACCGAGATCGGTACCCGTATGGGAAGTACAAGATATATGGCTCCCGAGATTTTATATAATGCAGAGTATTCAGTTAAGACTGATGTTTATGCTGTGGGACGGTTAATTGAAGACTTAAATTTAGATGATAAAAAATAAAGCCTATCATAGCTAAGTGCACAAGGATGGATAAAGATGATAGATATCAGACAATAGATGATGTGGCGTTTGATTTTGCGCATTCTTTTTTAAGGAGTGAGTCATGATTCAGCTGATAGCGACTTCATCATTCTCGTATCCAAAAGAACCAGGTAGGGTCAACGAAGATTCATTGCTTCCTCCAAAAATTGTAGGAGACGGCATCTTATTTGCCGTAGCTGATGGTGTAGGTTCATACTCTGGTGCCAGTTATGCTTCATCCATGGCAATCGCTGAACTTTCAGCATTGACAAGTTTATCTTTTGATGCAGTTCCGAATGTATTTGCTGAAGTTAAGCGAAAAGTTATGTCGTTAGCTGAAGTTAATGATGAGTTCGATAAAGCTGCTACTACACTTACCTTTTGTTATGTTTGTGATAGCGGAATTATTATTGGTCATATTGGTGATTGTCGCTTGTATTGCATTGGAGAAAAGAAAGCATATCAATTGACGAAGGACGATACCAGACATCAGATGTTAATTGATCAGAATATTTTTAAACCCAGAGATTTGAAGAATAAACCGGGAAAAAATATCTTAACGACTGCCATAGCCTCAAATGTTGATATGGAATACGACTGTGATTTTATCCCGTGGAAAGATTTGCCTGGTATTAACGGGTTGTATCATCTGTGTATCATGTCTGATGGAGTTCATAACGTTTGGGAAAAACGCCCCAGATTTACATCAAATACTATGAGTAATAGTCAGAAGTTTTCTAATGGTATTTTGCGTCGTATAGAGAGAGCCGGACCTGATGATGACTTTTCTTTAGTAAGTATAATGGTGCGTGTGACGTCAGATTAGTTGTATAAACCCAGTAGGGAATGCTAATTTCCCATACTACAGAGTAAAGAAAAACTTAATTTTAATGTGAAAAGGCTGCTATCAGGCGGCCTTTTTATGTCTGAAAAGCTGTGCAGTACGTTAAACACGCTTGTGGTTGTGAATGCCGACTGCGGCGGTATTTTGGCGTGACAGCGCAGGTGCCGTATACCGATGTCTGGACGCATAAACCGGTGCAGTTCTATCCCGGGAAACATCCGTGCGAAAAACCGGCAGAAATGCTGCAGCAGATAATCAGCGCAAGCAGTCGTCCGGGAGACCTGGTTGCAGATTTTTTTATGGGCTCAGGTTCAACGGTAAAAGCGGCACTGGCGCTCGGGCGTCGTGCGATTGGCGTTGAACTGGAGACCGGACGTTTTGAGCAGACAGTCAGGGAAGTTCAGGATTTAATCGTTTGAAACGGATGAGATTGCAGAATTAATTACGCACCATTATTATTCTGCTTCCGGCCCTTTAGCTCAGTGGTGAGAGCGAGCGACTCATAATCGCCAGGTCGCTGGTTCAAATCCAGCAAGGGCCACCATCACATACCGCCATTAGCTCATCAGGAAAGAGCGCCAGCCTTCGAAGCTGGTTGCGCGGAGTTCGGGTCCCCGAAGGCGGTCCATTATCTGTATCCTGCGTTGTTAGCTCAGCCGGACAGAGCAATTGCCTTCTAAGCAATCGGTCACTGGTTCGAATCCAGTACAACGCGCCACACTTATTTTCCCTGGCTCGCTTTTGCGGGCTTTTTTTTAAATGTCTCACAATTCAGGCGGTTGACTGTTGTCTGGTTTGCGGGGAGTTTGTTAAAAGAAACTGGCATGGTGAATCCCCCTGTGCGGAGGGGCAATCAGCGAGTAGGTATATGGGATAATCGCGGATTCAGGTGCTGGTACTGAATTCACCGGGAGGCACCCGGCACCATGCAATGGCACATAGCGCCACTCTCCAGCCCCTCTCCGGAGGGGCTTTTCTGTGCCGGATACATCACAGTTTCTGGAACCTTAGGTACTACAGTATCAGTCAGGGTGCTATATTTTCAGATGTGATGAAAGCCTGTCAGCAGGCAGGGCGTATCGGAAATGACCCAGTAGAGAAAACGTTGACTCAGATACCGGTGCTGAGTTACCGGGAAACCGGCATCACATGACCGCTATCCTTCCAGGCCCATCCGCTCCGGTGGGCCTTTTTACTGCAGAAAACAGGTTCCCCGTTAAATGCTATGTTGCTCACAATTCAGTAAGTTGACAGTTGCCTGTCAGACTGGGCATTTGTTAAAAAAATTTCGCATGGTGAATCCCCCTGAGCGGAGGGGCGACTGGTGACGGTATAATCTCTGATTATCAAAACGAGAATGACGCGGGTTTAGTGGCACCGGGCTGAACTCACCGGGAGGCACCCGGCACCATGTGCATGATGATACAGATACGCGGCTTTAGCCCCTCTCCGGAGGGGCTTTCTTATGGACAAAAAAAGCCCGCGCTGGGAGACGCGGGCGGCAAGGAATAAACAATAAAACGTGAAGTAATATTTCAGCTGGCGAATAATACCCCATAGTAATCACTCTGCGCAACTGCGCGGTCTTTTTCGAATTGCGGGCTGTAGTCTCCCTTCTGCCATTGTCCTGTAACTTCCGGACTTCAGCCTGCTCCTTATCTGACTCACAACATTATCCCGCCCGGGAGGATTCATGGCATTTAAACACTATGACGTGGTCAGGGCGGCATCGCCGTCAGACCTTGCGAAACGACTGACACAAAAACTGAAGGAGGGCTGGCAGCCGTTTGGTAGTCCGGTGGCCATAACCCCTTATACCCTGATGCAGGCGATTGCAGCAGAAGGTGATGTGGTCGTCAGTGGTGCAACTGAGCCGGAGTGGTACTACGTCATCGTACTGGCCGGGCAATCCAATGCCATGGCTTACGGTGAAGGGCTTCCGCTTCCGGATTCATACGATGCGCCCCATCCGCGCATTAAGCAACTGGCCCGTCGTAACACAGTGACTCCCGGTGGTGAAGTATGCGTATTTAACGACATCATTCCTGCTGACCATTGTCTGCATGATGTTCAGGATATGAGTACGATTAACCATCCCCGGGCTGACCTGAGCAAAGGGCAGTACGGCTGTGTCGGACAGGGCTTACATATTGCCAAAAAACTGCTTCCGTATATCCCTAATAATGCGGGGATCCTGCTGGTACCATGCTGTCGTGGTGGTTCGGCATTCACCCAGGGCACGGAGGGGACATTCAGCGAGTCCACGGGAGCCAGTCAGGATTCGGCTCGCTGGGGAGTGGGTAAGCCGTTATATCAGGATCTGCTTTTCCGCACGAAGGCAGCATTGCAGAAAAACCCGAAAAACGTTTTGCTGGCGATATGCTGGATGCAGGGGGAATTCGATATGACGAATGCCAGTTACGCCCAGCAGCCAGCAGCATTTCTTGCAATGGTACAGCAGTTCCGTGCTGACCTTGCCGGGCTGGCAGCGCAGTGTCACGGTGGAAGTCCGGCATCAGTCCCCTGGATTTGTGGCGACACGACATACGCGTGGAAACAAGAACACGGTACGCAATATGAAGTGGTATATGGTGCATATAAAGGTAAAGAATCCCAGCAGATTTATTTTGTTCCCTTTATGACCGATGGTAGCGGAGTTAATACACCGACAAACAACCCGTCAGAAGATCCTGATATTGTCGGGTCTGGTTATTACGGTTCGGCATCCCGAACGAACAAAAACTGGGTATCATCAAATCGCCCGACGCATTTCAGCTCATGGGCGCGTCGTGGCATTATTCCCGATCGTATGGCAACTGCTATTCTGAACGTAGCCGGTCGCACCTTAGCCTTCATTAGTGGTAAGGCACCGGAAATCAAACTCTCGCCCGGCGGCGACACGCCATCGGGGCCGTCTGAAGATGCATCCATACGCACAATCTCCCTGTTGCCGACAGCCGGAGACGCTGCTGCGCAGGGCTGGAGCATTAAGAATGGCGGAATTCAGTTGTCAGATGGTGTATTTAAGATCACCAAGCAGAGCAATAAAGCCTGGTCCCTGACGCGCCCGGTGGATGACGCAGTCTCCCTGCTGACACGGGGTGGCAGACTGAGCTGTAAGTTTCGACTGTCAGGCGCACTGACCAACAATCAGTTCGGTCTGGGAATTTATCTGTATACCGATGTAGCGTTACCTGACGTCGTGGCGATGACCGGGACTGGTAACCCGTTCCTGATGTCGTTCTTCACCCAGACCACAGACGGCAAACTGAATCTGATGCATCACAAGAAAGCAGGAAACACAAAGTTGGGCGAGTTCGGGAATTACAGTAACGACTGGCAGACGCTGGAGCTGGTGTTCACCGCCGGCAGTGCCACGGTTACTCCGAAACTGAATGGAGTGGCTGGCCCGGCATTCCAGGTCATAAAAGACAGTCTGACACTGGGGCTGAATGCGCTGACGCTGACGGATATTACCAAAAATGCAGCGTATGGCGTTGAGATAGAAAGTCTGGTGCTGGAGATAAATGCACCGGCATCATCATAAAAAGTGAGCCAGCCAAATGGAAGGTATCGTTAAACTCACCGGTAGTGTCAGTGGGTCGTCTGAGATGCCTGCATGAGTTATCAGAGCCATCAGTACTTAACTGGTGGCTTTTTTTATTGTTGTCAGCTTCCGGATAACGGGAGACGGGGTATGTACCAGATGGAAAAAATCACAACAGGTGTGTCATACACCACGTCAGCGGTGGGAACGGGCTACTGGTTCCTGCAGTTGCTGGACAGGGTTTCCCCGTCTCAGTGGGCGGCAATAGGCGTGCTGGGGAGTCTGCTGTTTGGTCTGCTGACATATCTGACTAACCTGTATTTCAAAATCAGAGAGGACCGTCGTAAGGCTGCACGGGGAGAGTAATTCAATGACTCAAAACTATAAACTGATTGTGAAAGGGATCCGCAATTTTGAGAATAAAGTTACGGTAACTTTAGCGTTACGGGACAAAAAACGCTTTGACGGTGAAATTTTTGACCTGGACATCTCGCTGGACCGTGTTGAAGGTGCCGCGCTGGAGTTTTATGAGGCAGCAGCCAGAAGGAGCATCAGACAGGTCTTCCTGGATGTTGCTGCCGGGTTATGTGAAGGGGATGAGCAGTCGCCGGAAAAGCGCCCCGTAATTTTAGAGGCGCAGGATGTGTTGATAACCTACAGAGGAAAACTACCGGGAATAATTACGGGTTCTCTGAAGAGTCCGCCGAAATGGTAATTTTACCAGCATATTTTTCATCCAGTAATACAGCAAGCCGCCTGAAAGAGTCTTGTTGTTCCTGAGACCATTTGGGATTGCATGATTCAAACTGGATTGATGCCAGCGTTGATTGCATCTGTTCCCTTGGAATTGAGAATGCCAGATATGAGAAGGCGACGGTAAGGGTATTCACGTCTTCCCGAAGCCTGGAAATGCTGTCGAGCAACTCCTGTAGAGAAATGGTGTTATTGTCCATAAATAATCCTCATGATTGTATTGACCTGTTAGCAGCCTGAGGCAACAGGCTGGAACTGATAAACATATCCAGGGCTCAGAAACCGATAAATCCTGATAAATATCCATGAACGCAAAAATCAGATACGGCCTGTCGGCTGCCGTTCTGGCGCTGATTGCCGCTGGTGCGCCTGCGCCTGACATTCTCGACCAGTTTCTGGATGAAAAGGAAGGTAACCACACCACGGCATACCGTGATGGCGCGGGTATCTGGACCATCTGCCGCGGTGCCATCCTGGTGGATGGCAAACCTGTCGTTCCGGGCATGAAGTTGTCGAAGGAAAAATGCGACCGGGTTAACGCCATTGAGCGTGATAAGGCGCTGGCATGGGTGGAGAAAAACATCAAAGTGCCATTGACCGAACCCCAGAAAGCGGGGATCGCGTCATTCTGTCCGTACAACATTGGTCCCGGTAAGTGTTTCCCGTCGACGTTTTACAGACGAATTAATGCTGGCGATCGCAGGGGAGCATGTGAGGCGATTCGCTGGTGGATTAAGGACGGTGGCAGAGACTGCCGTATTCGTTCAAATAACTGCTATGGACAGGTCTCACGGCGTGACCAGGAGAGCGCGCTGGCGTGCTGGGGAATTGACAAATAAGCAGAATATTTTGTTGAAAAATGACGTTGGCTAATGCGGACGGATAACACGAAATCCTGAGAACTGGCAAAACCTAAGTGAATAAAAGTAAAAACCCCGTTTGTTGGCTGCAAGCGGGGTTTTGTGTTTCTGACCTTGGATAAGGCAAGG